AGCTTGAGGCGAGAGAGGTTATTGACAAAGCATGATACTTCCTGTAAACCTTGATGAAGTTCAGTATGCGGATGCGGCCGTCAGCGAATCAGCTCCGGTCTCCCCGGTATTGTGGGAGACGCTGCGTAAAGCGGCCAAGCTCCTCGATGAGCAGAATGTTCCGGTCAATGGCAGGATTGTTATTATGACTCAGAAGGTTGGTATGGAGAAGTACGGGCTATCGAGAGGCCAGATAGCGCGGATCAAGTGGGCCAACAGGGCCTGGCACAGGGAACGTCCAGAAATGCTATATATCGAGTCTATATGAGCGTACTCAAATCAGCAACACTTCTATACCGCGACGATCGGGGTGATTTCTGCACCAATGCCGATATTCCGCGCTTTTTGAAGGATACCGGCACACTCCAGATACGACAGGTTATGGACGAAATGGATACGTTTGCCAAGCACGCGGCCGAATTCTCTCTGAAATGCCAGTGCACCGAGGAGTTCGTCCTGCTTAAGAAGTGCAAAGAGCGCGGCGTCGACGTATCTGATATTCGCACTTCCCACCCTCCACGGATTCAGAGATATTGTACCCCGACTGGCGGGGATAATCAATCCACCGATTATTACCTGGACGGCAAATACTTGTTTTCGTGTAAGCTGGAAAAGCTCCAGTTTCGTATTATGGACGAACCGCAGTGCACTGATCCAAAGGAGATCGAGAAACAATGAGCGAAAAAGAGCCAGAGACGATGGAGACCACCCCCGAACAATTCCAAGAGTTCTGCGATAGCATCAGGTTTTACATGGATCTGCTCCATCTAGGTGGATGGAAAGCCTTTTTCTACCACGAAAATGAGACCACAAGGGGTCCGCTCAAGGATTGCTTCGCTCAGATTATGATGAATAAATCCGGTCGGGTGGTAGATTTCACCCTGTCTAAGACGTTGCCAAAATATGCCGCTATGAACTTTGACCCATGGCTTCACGGTAAGCATGAGGCCTGTGAGCTCTTATTAGGGGATCTGGACAGAGGTTGCCGAGAGATTTGGAATAACTACGAAGTAACAACATGGACGCATTCAGTGATTCGTAGACTCGAAAGGGCTTTGCCCGGAAAACCAACAAAGGAGACGTAGACCAATGGCAACAACCCATATGAGGACGATCGGCAATCTAGGCGGTGTGGATCCGCGGGCAGGCGTGTCTGGCAGCTGGAAGAGCCGGTCCCATCATCCTATTGCCCAGAAAGCGCAGTTCTGCATGAGGAAGATGTGGAAGAAGGTTGGCAAGAAGGAAACCCGCTGTAAGATCCCTCGCCGCTGCAAGAAGTGTATGCTGTTCAGCAACTATCGTGAAGAGAAGAGGACGGCCAAGAAGAAATGAGCCGAGCTAAAAAGATCAAAAAGCGGGCGGAGGAACTGTGGGAGAAAGCCTGCAAAGAGCATCCGCACCTGAAAGAGTCAGACGGTGAGGTTCACCGGCAGAACATAATGCAGTGGACGCATCCTACCACCGGCGAGGTAGTCTGTGAGACAGCTACTATCGTCAATCTTGGCCTAGAACGGCTTTATAAGAACTTGAAATGGCAGCATAAGCATGGCCATGTTGGCCCTGTTCATGAGCATATTGCTCTTGATAATGCTGTTGCCTGGTGTAACGCGAAATGAATTGAGGTCGGCTGGCGTAACGGAAAAGAGTTGTATCCGAGAACATACGAGATTAAGAAAGTCCATAGCGCCCCTAATACCGGCCGGGACAAATTACTTACAATGTTTTCGAGATCAATCTACTCCCCACGCTGGCTGGCCGTTTCTTAACGAGGAGAGACGATGAAGAAGCATGGTGTGATGAGCTACAAGGATCAGTTGAGGGCTTCCGAGCAGCGCAATAGGGATGCCGTAGCATATTTGGTTCATCTGCAAAAGGTGTGCAAACAGGTATTGCTGGTATCTGGTGATGAGTTTAAGCAGATGGATCTGATTATTACTCCGGAAGGTGAACGCCTGAAACCCATATTTGCAAAGATATGCTGCATAGTTGCCGACGTATGCAAGGACGTGGAGGATATCAAGCTGACTCCTGAGCTAATGGCCGCAATGGTGAAGCAGGGCGGCAAGGCTATCCAGTTCCCATCGGGCGAACCAGAGGACAATCCAGAGGCAAGCACAAGTGACTCTGACGCAGAAGGTAGTGAAGAAAACGCCGAAGAGAGGGACAAGCTAGAGGACAATCCAGACAAATAATCTAAGCCGACCGGACTCGCTATCCGGAAAGCAATGTGTGTATGAGGTCGTATTGGGATCCACCCGGTACGGCCTCTTTTTGTTAATACGAGCAGGAGGATGAGACGATGGCGATATATGTTGAGCATAACAACGAGACAGACAAGTACGATATCCTGAAAGACGGTAATCCAATGGTTAATGCCAATGGTAACCGGGTTGACGGCGGCGGCCACGATATGAAGGACAAGGCCGAGCGGCAGACCGGATACATCATTGCCGGCGAAGAGAAAAAGGCCAAAAAAGACGCCGAAGCCGAAAAAGAGGCCGGAAAGAACGAAACTGACGATAGCAACGTCGTAACGGAGTAAATACTATGCCAGATCCAAGCGCAGCCCCAGTTCAACTGTTTACCGACAAGAGCCTGCAAATGCCCGATGATGGCAAAATGCCGGTTATCGACTACAAGGCAACACCAATCGGGGAGCAGTTCCATGCCAGCCCGTCCTTGTTTCGCGGTATAATGGGGCCGTTTGGATCTGGAAAGTCCGTGATGTGTGCGTGGGAGGTCTTTGCCAGGGCCCGCACCCAGAAAGCCTACAAGGGTGTCAGGAAGTCCAGATGGGCAATAATTCGTAACACGTACCCAATGCTCAAGGATACGACGCTCAACACCTTCCTCGACTGGATACCAGAAAAGCAGGTACCGGGCTACAGCATGACAGTGAACAGGCAGCCGCCCATGCACGCCATGTTGAAGATGAAATTACCAGACGGGACTCTCGTTGAGGCGGAATTCATCTTTATGGCCCTGGACTCCGAGGATGTTGTCGATAAGCTCAAATCTCTGGAGCTGACAGGCGTGTGGATAAATGAGGCCGTCGAGATACCGTGGCTGGTGGTAGAGACCGCTCTGGCCCGTATTCGTCGATATCCGTCTAAACGTGACGGCGGATGGGACTGGTCCGGCGTGATTGCTGATACCAACCCGTGTGAAGAATCCGAGGATAACTGGTGGTACAAGCTCTCCGAGATTGAGCAACCTGAGAAGTTTACGTTTTGGCGTCAGCCGCCAGCCCTTCTCCGGATCCCCAAGAAGAATCCCAAAGACCCCCATGAGAAGCAGCTGTATATGCCGAATACCGGTCAAGGTGCTTTCCCCAAGGCGGAGAACGTCGAGAACCATGTGGCCGGTTACAGTTATTGGCTGGATCTGGTTGCCGGCGCCAGTGAGGACTGGGTATCTGTCTACATTCTGGGCGAATACGGCTCAGTTCTGGAAGGAAAGCCGGTATATGCCGAATACTTCGATGAATTGCACCTTGCGCGTGATGAGCAGGGGAATCCGTGCGATCTGGCACTGATGCGCGGTCTGCCTATTATTATCGGCATAGACTTTGGACTGACCCCGTGCGCGGTGTTCGCCCAGGTTACTCCCCGAGGGGTACTGAGGATCATCGATGAGTTGATATCTGACAATATGGGCATTCGGCAATTTGCCCGCGATATGCTCAAGCCGCATCTGGCAAACTATTACTTTCACATGACTCAGATCCGCATTGGTGACCCAGCTGGTAGCCAAAGAGCACAAGCAAATGATGAGGTTTCATGCCTGAAAGAGCTGGCTGAGGCCGGCTTGCCTACGGAAATGGCTAGATCAAACCTGTTTCGGGAGCGGCGCGAAGCGGTAGCAGGCTTCTTAACGAGGCTGGTGGACGGTGGACCTGGCCTACAGATATCAAAGAAATGCACTCAAGTACGTGCCGGTTTCCGAGGAAAGTACCAATATCGGAAGATGAGAACCACTGGCGGCAACATATATTCTGTTGAACCGATGAAGAATCACCCATGGAGTGACCTGCAGGACGGCATCCAGTACATAGCAATGCACGCAGAAGTGGGTGCTACCCCTGGAAAAGGCCACCAAAACGCCGGAGGATCGTCTGCCAGGCGTCAAATTAAGCAGGCTGATACAAATGGTTTCTTCTAAAATGTGCATAGAATGTACATCTGATACGCACGGAATGACCACCAGCGGAGAATTGTCTTGACTTTTCCGCTTAATTTTGATAGGTATGTTCTCTAATGATGAAGAAATAATATATATCTTTCGTTCGATAAAGCAGGTTTATAATGTGTAACTCTTTGTAACGCAACACAGTACAACATAAGCAAGAAGCCGCGGACTTGCTATCCGAGGTGAAAGCAATTTCGAAGAGGCCGTATTGGGGCCAATACCCCTGGTATAGGCCTCTTTTCTTGTTTAGGAGCTAAATGCCTCAGATTGCAGGAATAGCCAGGCCGGTGGGTTTAGGCCCAGTCGGTACGCAGCAAGCCGGCAGCTTCGGCAGTGTCCGCGGTGAAAACAAGTTTGGCATACTGCGGGTGCTCAATAACTCCGATATCCAGACCATCCAACAGGCTCAGGCGGCCGCCACCAAGGAAATACGCAAACAATCTGATGATGAGATAACCGGTCTCGTTAAGCATGTAACTAATGCCTGGGAGCGTAATCAGTGGTTTAGGCGACAATCTGGAGTCGAAGAGGAAATGCTGGACGCTCTCCGCCAACGCAATAACGAGTATAATCCCCAGAAGTTGTCAGCGATTATAGCCGCGGGCGGTACACAGGTGTATATGGGTCTGACGCAGCTCAAGTGTAGTGCTGCAGAAGCGTGGCTTTCTGACGTGTTGGGCTCTGATCTGGATAGACCATGGGGCCTGAGCCCTACTCCGTTGCCTGATCTTCCGCAAGAAGTAACCGAGGGGATAGTCGAAGAGACTATGTTGGCTCTGCAACAGCACATAGAAGCTGGTGGCGCACCAGTTCCCTTGGACGAGATATCAGGCTTTGCTGAGGAATTACGGCTGGGAATGGAAGAAAAACTGATGCAGGAGGCCGAGGATCGAGCAGGCAGGATGGAGACAAAGATCCACGATCAGCAGATGGAAGGAAACTGGGAAGAGGCTTTTTCTACGTTTCTGACAAATATGGTCACTCTCAAGGCGGGATTCATTAAGGGCCCCGTTGTGCGCAGGAAGAAGAAGCTGGTGCATAAGTACGTCGACGGACGCACCATCCAGACCGCAGAAGATGTATTGACCCATGAACATTACGCCCCAAGCCCGTTTGATATATACCCATCCCCCGGAGCTACGAAATGCAACGAGGGGGAGCTGATCGAACGGATTAAGTACACCCGCACGGCTCTACAGTCCATGAAAGGTATAGCCGGATGGGATTCAGGGGCGATCGATTTGGCATTACTGGAATACGGTCTGGGCGGATTGCGCCGCTGGACCTCCATAGATCAATCTCGGGCGGAGTTGGAAGGTCAGGGCGGGGATCTGACTAGGCAGCGCGATTACATGGAAGCTCTGGAGTATTGGGGTAATGTGCAGGGCCGTATGTTGATCGATGAGGGTATAACCACCGATCTAAACGGCAAGCCTCTGGATGCTTTGTCGGAATATCAGGTAAACTCAGTGCTTATAGGCCGGTATATCGTCTATCGTGGGCTCAACCCTGATCCTGTAGGTGAGCGTCCGTATTCCAAGACTGGATGGTCTATAGTTCCTGGCTCCTTCTGGTACAAGGGCGTTCCGGAGCTGATGAAGGATCTGCAGAGCATAGTCAATGCCACTATCCGAGCTCTGGTGAACAATGAGGCCGTATGTTCTGGTCCCCAGGCCGTGTATAACGATGTCTCCCGTCTACCGATCGGTGAGGATATTACCCAGATCTACCCGCTCAAGATCCACCAGTTCTCTAATCTGGCCCAGAGCCAAGTGAAGCCATTGGACTTCTTCCAGCCCGACTGCAACGCGAATGAGCTACTGGCCGTCTATAAGAATTTTGCCAATCTGGCTGACGAATATACGTCTATTCCGTCTTTTGCGCATGGCAATGACAATGTTGCCGGCGCCGGCAGGACCATGGGTGGCCTGTCTATGCTTATGAGCAGCGCGGCCAGAGGGATAAAACTGGTTATTGGCAGAGTCGATCGAGAGGCTATCAAGCCTGCGGTGAGGAGACAATTCAACTGGAATATGGCCTATGATCCGGATGAGTCGATCAAGGGTGATATCCAAATCAACATGAAAGGGTCTCTAAATCATATCATCACGGAATCAATAGCCGGTCGGCGCATGGAGTTCTTGTCCAATACGAACAACCCAATAGACAATCAGCTTATGGGGCTGGAGTTCCGGCGAGAGGTCTTAAAAGAGACCGCTAAATCGTTGGATGTGGCTATAACTGATTTTCGCACAGGCGAAGAGTGGAAAGAACAAGAGGCTGCCATGCTGGCACAACAGCAGGCAGAAGCACAACAGCAGCCGGCAATACCGTCGGCAGCATAAATCGAGGAGTTAGGTATGAAGAGTTCAAGTCGTAGAGTATTGGGTTTGCTGATGGTTCTGAGTCTTTTGATGGTTGTCGGGTGGAGACGTGCAGAAGACACTATCTACCAGCTGAGGTGTGCGTACATCCGTGCAGGATCGAATGGCGGCACGGTTACCTTCTTGGATCCGGTGGTATTCGACGAGGCGGCAACTTTCGCATCCACCACTTCGGGCCCGATAACATTCACGAATGGTCCCGTTTTGAACGCCGACGATAGCAACACTGTCAGCGTAACCTATGCAGGCTCTGGCGTAGCATTGGCAGAATACACGATGATATCTGGCGCCGCGTCAAATCTAGTGGCCGACAGTGATACCATGGAAATCATAATGTCAGCGAAGAGCTCCCTGAATGTGGCCGTAGAGTACGGCACGCTGGGCTTGCTTATAAATGATGTAACCGACGGTACCGAGGACTCCAGCTGGATACTGCGCGGACAGTCCGCTGGGTCTGAGCTTGACTTCCTGACAATCGGTAGTTCCGCTGGAACTGCACTGGTCGCTACCTTCACTCCAGGGATGGAAGTTTCTGTAGACGGTAAATATGCCGCTGTTGGCCCTGATGCAACTACCGGCTTAATGATGCTGACCGGATCGTTCACCAATGGGCAAGCGGAGGTAGTTTTCGGAACCTACTTCGGCGGTGTTCCTGTTGTGATAGCAAATTTCACCAATGACATATCCAGTATGGTGATAACAAACGGAGCGATAACCGCATCAGCGGTGACAACTTCTAATTTTGTGCCGAAAGCCGCCGCAGCAGTTGGCTCCATAGCCGTAAACGCGAATTATATCGCTATCGGCGCACGTCCGTAACTAGGAGACAGTAAGAAGTGAATACCGCCCCAGGACCAACGCAAGTTCCTGTCTATGAGAACGCTGAGCAGGTGGCCGCCGACAAGCGCCTCCAGTGTCTCGCGGAGGCCCTGGGGAGGCTGAGAGATAACCAAGACTTTAGCGTGTTTGTTCAGGAAGCTCTGAGAGAGCCGTATTTTGACCAGAGTGATGTCAATGAGAACGTGTTTGGGGAGGCTTTGGTACGCGGCCAGGGGGAAGCCAGAGCGTACCGGAAGATTTTAACAGCGATAGGTGACGCCCATCGAGTCTATGAAAGGTTGAGAATGATGGACGAAGAGAGGCGTCGCGGTGTAAGAGGCGAACAAAGCCCCGGTATGGGGCAAGGCGCATACTGAAAACAGCGCCAAGTAGCGAACGATGCACACTCAGGGCCAGCGCGATGGAGACAGCATACTGGCAAAGAGCGCGGAGAGAACTACGAGGCACACTGACAACAGCGCGTCACAAGGAGAGTAGGTCATGGGTAAAGTAACAGTAATAGATGGTGCAACGATACCGCAGAAGATCTTAGATCAGGCAGCGGCGGACGATGCGACACAGGCAGCAGAGATAAAAGAACATGGTCCGGTCATAGTGCCCGTGCCAGCCGAGGGAGCTCCAGAAGTTCCGGCGGCAGTTGTTCCTCCTGTTCCAGTGCCGATAGCTCCTCCGGAGCCCGTCCCTTTTGCGGCACCAGCACCAGTACCGGTAGCCCCAGGGGCTCCTGGTAGCGTGGAATTCCTACAGCATCAGCTGGCAACAGAGCAGCAGCGTTATCGAACGCTTCAAGGTCAAATGGATTCTCAAGGTCCGCAAATGGCGGCAGAGATAAAGAGTCTACGGGCTGAGATAGCGGCATCGAGACAGCCTGCAGCTCCAACTGTCGCTCCTGCTATGTCTCTGTTGAAGCCAGAAGAGCGCGAAGTGTACGGCGGTAGTGAGCTTCCTGCGGAAGTTCGTATGGCTGGCGGAATGATCGATGCGGCCACAGGCACATTGAATCAGAAGAGCGCGGCTATGGAACAACGGATAGACGAAATGGAACAACAGGCGATAGAGAGTCAGCGGCAAGCTCGTATTGCAGCAGTTATGAACTCTGTAGAGCCGTTATTCCCTGGAGCTTCCAGGCTAAACCATGACCAACAATTCAATGCGTGGCTAAACAATGCGGATCCACGCAGCGGAACTGGCAGCACATACAGTGACCGCGGTTCAGATGCGTTCGCCAGGGGTGATATCTATGCTATAGCCGATCTGATGCACGAGTATCAGGCGGCGGGTGGCTTAGTTGTGGCTCCTGCGGTTGCGGCACAGATACGCCCAGCACAGACGATGGCAGCAGGGACGATAACTCCTCTTGAACCAGTAATGGTAACAGAGTCGGAAATCGTCCGCTTTAATGAAGATAGAGTACGAAACCGTTGTATGAAGAATGGCGTTCTTATGACGGATGATGAAATCGCAAACACAGCACAAATAATAGATCAGGCTATAGCAGAGGGTAGAGTAACAGCTGGGGTTTAGTTTCCCGGCGCCGCCCGATGCTGGCAGGATCACAACATAGAAAGTAGGCAAAAAATGGCAGCAGTATATCCAGCAGCATCGGGTGTTCGTAACATCGGATCAACCACGATGAAGTACATACCCACTATTTATAGTGGCAAAATGCTCATCAAGTTTTACACCAACACAGTCTTTGGCGCAATCGCCAACACAGACTATGAAGGTGAGATCCGGGCTCAGGGCGATAAGGTTGAGATCAGAGCATTGCCCGATATCACCATCAATACCCACCGTAAGGGTCAAAACTTGACGTATGAACAGCCTGAGGCAGTTGCCGTCAGCTTGGACATCGATCAGGGCAAAGACTGGGCATTCGGCACAAACCTCGTTGATGATCGTCAGACCGACATCAAAGATTATGCCGAGAAGTGGGGCGATGTAGCTCAGAAGCAGATGAAGATAGCCATTGACTCAGACGTTCTGGGTAATGTCTATACCGACGCTGCCGACGCCAACCAGGGCGCAAGCTCCGGCGCTATCTCAGCCGACATCGAGCTCGGTACAGATGGTGGAACCTCCGTGACATTGGCTAAAACCGATGTGACAGAGAAGATCGTGGATTGTGGCCAAGTCCTCACGGAACAAGATGTTCCCGAAGAGGGTCGCTGGATGGTTATTCCGGCATGGATGTGCTCACTGATCCTGAAATCCGAGCTCAAGGACGCTTCCTTGGCCGGTGATGGTACTTCCATCCTCCGGAATGGTCGCCTGGGCATGATCGACACATTCACGCTCTACAAGAGCAATCAGCTGGCTACCAGCACTGATACAGACTCTGACACTTGCAACTTCATACTGTTCGGGACGAACCACGCGATAACATTCGCGGCTCAGATCACTGAGAACCAGAACCTCCCTAACCCGTTTGCCTTCGGAACATTGTTCCGTGGCCTGCAGGTATACGGATTCAAGGTAATCAAGCCCGAAGCTCTGGGCGTTCTGTTCGCAAAGAAGGGATAGACTCAAAATAACGGGGATCTGGCCGGCGGGCTAATTTGGCGCCGGCTTCCCCCATCAATCACAACTCCTTATGGAGGGATTATCATGGCAGCAGTAAATACGGCAGTAACAAAAGAAACGGGTTCGGTAGCTCTTGGACAGGGTTATGTTCGATACCAGCGCACCATTAACTTCGCAACCACCAACCTTACGCATACGGACTGGTTCCAGTTGTTCCAGATGCCGACGGGCGCGATTGTGATGGGTGGCCTGGGAGTAGTGACCACATCCGGTACAGCGTCCGCAACGTATGATGTCGGAGTAGCAGCTGGCGCTGAACTGTTGAGTGCGACAGCACTTGACTCGGAAGCATCAACCGCATTCACAATGGCAGCTCCGATATTGTTCAACGCCACGATCATATCAGTGTCGATCAATGATGCTACGGCAATCTTGGGTATTCTCAGGATTACAGCACTGGTCGCTCTTTGCGACGAGATATAGAAAATTAAGACCGGGGGGACTATAAATCCCCCTGGGTCTTTCCCCTTTTTCAAGCAGTAAGGTACAAGTATTAACCAGCAACAGGAGACGAGACAATGGCGGATAGCATGAGAATATGGGCAAAAGTTCGTGGCAGGAATCTGGTGTTTCAGGTAACCAAAGGCGATTGCGGAGAGAGAACGCCCCGTATTGGTGTCGATATGGATATTATCCCAGAGGCGCAAGCTCGGGCAATTATCGACGGGCAGGCCAAGGCAAAGCAGCAGGCGGCGATCGACAGACGGCAAGGCGAAGTGTCAAAGGCACTTGCTAAGGCCCAGCTTACCCAAACTGAGACAGAGATCGAAGCAGCCAACAGGGCTGAGTATGAAAAGGCTCTGGCTATACAGCAGGCTAATCTGTCGGGACAGGCTCCTCCAGCCTCAGCTCCCGCAGCCGTTCCTCCTGGCACTATCCTGCAACCAGAATCAGCGGAAACAGTATCGGCCCGCCTGGAAGCAGAAGAAAGCGCGGCATCCGGTGGAGCAACTGGCGCAGTCCTAGAAGATGATCTGGACGGCAAGGACCGCAAAGAGCTCTACGCCATCATCACCGACGAAGAGCTGGAAGTTAAGAAAGCTGGCAAAAACTCGGCTCTGATTATCGCAATCCGTGAAACTCGCAAGCTCAAGGCACGAGCCATGGCGGACGCAGAGAATCAGGCTGGCGAAACCATAGCGTAAATATGAGGTAGAAAATGGCTCTCACCATAGGTACAGCAACCGGTAGTATATTAACACTGGTCCGTAACTTCATCTCGGCCTCAGTGACTACGTACCGCAATGCAGACGTAAAACTCTGGTTGTATGCCGATGCTGGCCAGAGGGCCATTCTTACCAAACACCCAGAAGCAGCATATGATGATGCTGACGAGGTACTGGCCACTACGGGCCCCGACGAACTGACAGCTTTCTCCGCAACGGGTGATGAGCTGGATATACGGGACTCGTTTGGCACAGCCTTGGCATATTACATAGCCGCCCGCGTTCTCGAAGAAGATGCTGAGGATATTGCCAACCAGCGGCTTGCTGAATACTATCAGGGCCGCTTTGATGGAGAGATGTAATGGCCACTGCGCTTTCAGATATGTATCAATATACGATGCCTGAGCTTCCCGGGTGCTCCAAGATTCAGATAATGCGGAACGTGGTATATGTTATCCGCGAATGGTGCCGCGAGACTCAGAACTGGGAGCAGGATCTTAACGCCATTGATCTGATAGCCGATCAGTCCACCTATGAGCTGGACTCCCCGATCGAGGATACTGAGGTCAACGGCATAGCTTTCAGGCCTGGTGATGATGTTGGGGCAAAGACGGACGGCAGATTACTTTCCCCCGGTGTTGAATACACAATATCTTTGGAAAAAGACACGATTACGCTCTACAACGCGCCCACAGAGGACTCAGCCGGCGGCCTGACCATACCGGTAGCCTTGTCCTTGGTTAATGACGCTGACGACGAAACAGAGATCCCTGACCGCGTATTTACCGATAATCAGCACGTTTGGGCCTACGGGGTTATGAGTCGGCTCATGGTAATGCGTAAAAAGGGCTGGAGCGATCGAGAGACAGGTGCACGATATAACAGCCTTTACTGGGACGGAATAAACAAAGCAATAATTGAACGAACACGGGGACGGACGAATAGACCACTTCGTATAGCACATCCACTATCATTCGCGTAAAAGGGGGCCATGGGCGCATCATCGACGATCACGATTGACCTGGCCTCTAAACGTGCCTCGTACAGTTCTCCTGTTATGGCCATACGCGAGACCGTTGCCGTTGCCATAGTGAATACCGGCGCCGCTTCTGCCGGGGATCTTAAGATGTTCGTCCTGTACCGCAGCGACGTTATTATTAAGGTGGATGCCTTTGTGGCCGGCTCCGGCCAGTTCGACGGGACGCTGGACCTGGACAACGACACCCTGATAGCGTTCTTCGAAGGACTCAACGACGGCCGCGCTAAGAAAACCTTTGACCTTACCCTATGGGATTTCAGCCGCAACAAGCTGATAATCAATGACAAAGTAACGATAATGAACAACCCGTACAACCCCAATATGGCCCTACCTACGGACATTTAAGGAGAAATGAACATGAAACTAATACTATATATCGCGGCTGGGGCCCTGGCTCTGGCGTGTGCTGTATCGGCCATGGCTACCGATCTGTCTATGACGGTCAATACGAACAATAAGCGTATCGCTATCAGCGGCCAGGCAGCTCTCCGGGAGACCGTGGACGTAGTAATTACCAATATCGGCAGCGCATCGGCTACAAACCTAATAATGACACTGATCGATGAGACCAATCTTATGGCCTATGCCAGTTCCTTTACTCAGTATAACGGCACCGCGGTAGGAGAGATCAGTTTTAATACTATTGAAATGACCAATTTCTTTGCTCATGCCAAGGTGGGGAGGACTTCGCGTAAGTTCGATATCGTGATATGGGATGCGGTCGAGAAGAATCTCCTCGGTAATGATGTTATAGAGGTGCTTTATAATCCGTATGTTGAAGGGATGGGTGTGCCGGTGAGCGTTACTGGACTGGTGACGATAGCAAACTGGTGGAAGAGTGCGCCGGAGAGCGCTATTACCTTCCCCACGAATAGCCATGTGTCTGGGTATATGCTGACTTCCTACGATGGAACCAGCTTTGCATGGATCTCGCCGACGGTCGATACCGATACCACATTCACCAACTATGTCGGCACGGCGGGCGCATCCAATATACTCACGCAGACAGGTGGCACCACAAGCGGCAGCAATAACGTAGTGCTGACAACCAACCAGGCAGACGCGGTAGGCATAC